AAGTCGTCCAAGCGCAAGTCATCCAAGCGCAAATAAACGGAGGTGGCTTCGGTCAAACGCTCTGAACCCCCGATAAGATGCGGAGCTTTTCCGAGTGGGAAAACCATTTCCTCCATGGGTCCATTCGTATCCATCCCTGCCGAACCGCCGACGCAACGGTTTGAACAAAACGCTGATAATCGGCCTTCGGGAGGTGTTTTCCTTGATAAGCAGCAATACATTCATCTGCCTGCGTAAAGAGTATCGGTTGCTCTTTTCGCTGACGGACATTATTATGAAAATCAAACAACCATTGACGTACAGTACGACGTAGTACCTCTCCATACAGCCCCTTGAGGGATGGCAGAGGGAAGACGGAGATGTACTCCGCGGCATGTTGTTGGCAATCGGTACAGGGGAGAATGGCAGGGAGACCTTGGAGGAGGAACTCCATATAGGTGGCTTGGTCCGTATCCACCATTTTAGAGCCAGATGTTCCGAGGTGTTCCGCGAGAAGATGGAGATAGTTCCAGAGGACGGGTCCCCATTCAGGGGGTTCCTGAATCAGAAGAGGAGAGGGCTCATCCGGTGACGAGACCTGTCGTTTCTTCCCACAATTACAAGGCATCTTCCTATTCGGAGGGAGAATGTTTAAGTGGTATTCTATATCACGAACGGGGGTTAAGTGCCTTTAGGCCACGAATCCGCTTCACCGCAGGATACCACCTGTCGTGAAGACAAAAAGAGCCATGATCCCTTGCCAGCTGGGGTATCCCTTGCCGTGACTTGAACACGGAACCTCTTCTTTACAAGAGAAGTGCTCTGCCGATTGAGCTACAGGGGAGTCGGGTGGCTCTACCCAAGAGGCAGAAAAAAGATAGAAAGGGAAGGCAGGAAGGGAAGGTAGGAAAATGTTTGAATATCACTCCCAACAAGTCCATACCCAGTTCCACCGTGGCAAAGGCAAAACCCGTGTCCAAACCGTCTCCATCCGTGGCAAGAAGGGACACAAGTCCGTCGAATACCGTGACCGGTCCGGACGTGTCACCCGTCGCTCCAAAAAAGCACTGACCGCCAAGGAAGTGTCCTGTATTCGCAAGTGTCAATTCATTCCTGGATTGTTTCGGGACTGTGAGAAGTGTTTGAAGTAAATATGGGTCGTTACATGAACTCCAACACGCTCCTCGGACGGTCATCCAGTATCCGTAGTTTCGCCTTCAGCGCATCGCTCATAAACGGGCGAATGACTTTCAATAGGACTTTCAAGTGGACGGAGGGATTGATGATGTTCACCTCTTGAAGCGTAGCGAGATGAAGCGTTTCCAGTAATTCGGCGATGCCTTGACCCGTTTTGAGATCCATAATATGGTCCGTATCAAACCCTGCACCGTCAAAGACCCATACCCATGTCGCCGGACCCTTCTCCGATAACATATGGCGGTAATGAGAAATAATGGCCTCAGAGGAATACTCCTGTTTTACCTTGGAGGGATGGGTATAATACACCACACGCTGACCCTTTTCCGATACTTTCCGAAGAACGAAACTGGAAGGATCAGTGGGGCAAATGGGACACGGGGAGGCCATTGTATCTATCGTATCCAGTGCATACTTTTAAGTAGGGGGACCTCCTGCCCCTGTACCCCCTGTCCTGTCAAGCTCACCTGCCTTCCTTCTGTCCTGTCTCCTGCCTGTCTCCTGCCTGCCTTCTGGCCTGCCTCGTTGATTCTCGCAAGAGTCCGTGCGTTTCAATTCGCAGAATCATTTCTCCGGTTAGAGTGGAGAAGGATGAGTAGCACAGTCGGCAGTGCGTGTGACTGTTAATCACAAGGTCAGTGGTTCGATTCCACTCTTATCCGGTTCTCTATGTACCAAGGGATTCTTCCTGTTTCTTGGTACATAGCTATGTCTCCTTCTTTGACCTCTCTCTGATAGCATCCCTCCTTCTCAAAGGGCGTCGTTCGGATCCGCATAACATACAATGAATCAAGGCGTCTAGAAAGGTCATCTTCTACTGTCTGGTGGGGTTTTTGAGGCAGAAAGAGCTTAATTTGGCAGGTCTTTCGATTAGAAGATGATTACCCTTCGTTTCTTATTTGCGGAACCCTTGTGCGTAGAAGAGGTCGAGGAGGAGAAAGCCCTTTTCCCTCGGATTCGTTCCCATCTTGGATTGGAGGAGGACCCTGTACGCTATGGGATTCGCCTGCTTCCTGACCCTGACGAGCCTGCCACCCGATGGGTTATCGTGGATGACCGAATCCAGTCCACCGGCTTCAGTGGGATAAAGAAGTTCCCCTCCTATGTCTCCAAAGAGATTCCGAAACGCACGGTGTGGATAAATCCACCGATGGAAGAAGACGAAGAAGACGAGGAAGACGAGGAAGACGGGACAGGGGGCTTTACCAAAAAGAAGTACTATCCTTGGAATGCGTGTTATACCGAGTATTTTCAATTGTATTATCCAGAGCATCCAGAACAACAAACCTTTACCATTCGGTATTGGAAAACGTTTGAACAATTGGAAATGATTCAGCCCACCGACTTGGCGAAAGCGAGGTATGAGTGGCTGCGTCTTGCCTCGCCTGTCTCATCGAACTCATCTGCCTCCTCATCGGGTGTATCCGCCTGCCTCTCCCCCTCCTGCCCGTTGTATTCTCTATGTCAGGGGGACCTCTCCTACATCTCCTGTCTTTCCTGCCCGTCCAGAGAGGGGGTTACGAGTAATACACCCCTTTCAATCCATGATGCTTCATACACTTCTCCAAATGACACCGACACGAATGACACGGCTCCGAATTGACCATCTCCTTGGTCCCACGAGAGATGCGGAAAACAATCAGAATCGCACCTGATAGTTTCGCCGTGTCCCCTATCTTTTTAAGGACGGCACGTTCGGCGTGAATGGATCGATGGTCGTACCCACACCCTCTTCCTCGGGTTCCTACCCGATTGGTGGCATATCCTAATAACTTTCCTCGTTTCACCACGAAGGCGACATGAAGATGACGGAGATGGGTGGTGTGATGTAAATTATCCATTCGGAAGTGTCGTTCCATTTCAAGAAGTAAGGTCTCCTTGGTCCATCGCATGGTATCCCATTCTCGTTGTTTCTGTTTCAATGCGTGGGTTTAAATGGAAAGGGACGAGCGGAGACGTGGATGTCAGGGGAGGGGACCGATGTGCTGACGCCCGTTCGGGTCTGGGTGGAAGCATCCGATGGAGCCGGTGTGGTCGTACTGGAACGGACGGAGGTAGAACGTGGGTGGCTGGAGAAATACGGAGATGGGGCTTCTTCTCGTGGTTTTGTACTCCAATCCATGGAGGAAGGAATCACCACGACATTCTCCAGCGGCTCACGGGAAGAAAGAGGCAGGAAGGAGGGTTGGAGGGGAGGAGGAGAGGCAGGAGAGACAACGGGGGAGGCGACGGGAGAGGTGACAGGGGAGGCGACGGGCGAAGAGAGAGAGGCCAGACGTTCCTCATGCGCACGAAGGGCGTTCTCCACCTGCCGATCCACCTCCTTCCGAATGGTATCTTCCATCTGCGGAGACCAGAGTTCTCGGAGGGCATTCTTCTTGTGCTTCAACATCAGTGCCGCATCCACCGCCAGTTGCTTGAGACGCATTTCAGAACTGTCATACACGTGGGTGTGTTCCAATTGACCGCAGATATCCGGCTTCTTCAACTCCCGAATCTGACCGAACTTCCTGGCAAAGGCTTCAATGGAGGTCGCAGGAATGGGCGGGGATTGTTCAATCAGACGGTCCAATTCTACACGACACACTTTTAAGAAGTCCAGGGCATCCATACGCTCAATGGGGTTCAGTGCCACCTCAATGGCAATCAACCGCTGGAATTTTCCCCAGGACATGGACGCACCCCGATGACCCTCTTCCAGCTGCGCATAGCGTAGGTAGTTTCCCACGGTCGTCAAGAGACCTGCCAGCAACGAGATGCCTCCAATGCCGAAACTGGCATACTTCTTGGTCGTCTCCGATTCAAACAGGGATTGGACACCGAAGTTGGCGGTTCCTCCCAGGGTGGACAGGATAATGACCGGCAGATTAATCCAAAGGGATTTGCTATGATAGAACTTCTCTGCGTGATCGTGAATCCAACGATAACACAGAGAGATGTCGCTCCAATCGGACATGAGACGTTCATGTTCCTTTGACCATCCATTTAAAAAACGTCGGGGTTTCGGCCCCTCCTTGTCTTCTTTGGTGTCTTTTGTGCGTAGGGATTCCATTCTATTCACTCGGTGGATTTCTTTTGTTTCGTCGAGGGGCGTTTCAGGGCCGGCTTGCTCTGATACCAGCCATGAACGATTTCCTCCGTTAGATTCGTAAGAGATGCGTCTTTGGGAACGGAAACGAGGGGAGTACGTGTGTTGGATTTCTTCCGAATGTAGGGTCCATAGGGGCCGTTCTGGACGCAGTAGGTGGCACTCTCATACAACGGTTTCGTCGCCGTTGTGGTGGTGGATGTAGCCTTCTTTTCCCAGCGCGTTACAGTATCCTCCCACGACTCACCCTCTTGAAAGGGCAGCGTCTCCCCCTCACACTGTAGATAGGTCCCGTAGCGGCCTGTCTTTTGATAGACCGGCTTTCCCTTCCATTCACCACACGGTTCGTTCTGCTTCCGAGTCTCTGCCTCATACGCCATAGCACGCGCCTCCGTCATCTTGTCCCAGGAAACGCCTTTGGGCCATCCGAGGAATTCGGTTTTGGCTCCGCCCTCTCGTAGCAACAACGGACCCTTCTTCGTCTGGACGGCCTTTAAGCCCCCCTGAAAGTCTTTCCGTTTGGCGGAGGCAGGCGAGGTCGATAAGACAGGGGGCACAGGCGAGGCGGATGAGACCGATGCGTTCGATGCGCTCGATGAGTTCGATAAGACAGGGGGCACAGGGGGAGGCGTGCGTCCCCCTAGAGTGCGATAGCGCTCCCGATAACACTCCCATGTCTCTTGAAGGACTTCTTTCTCCTCCCTGTTTCCTTCGGCGACTTCATCCAACTGGCGTTCCATGGCTCCCGTAAAACCATAGTCAAAGAGGTCACTGAAATGTCGGATGGCCCACTCATGAACCGAACGCCCCAACGCGGTCGGAACGAGCTTTCGTTTTTCCCCTCCGATGGCGGTCTCCGTGGGTCGGACCGTATAGGGCCATTGTCCTGCCTCCATCGTGTAGAGGGGCGTGGTGACCTTTCGTGGAGCAATGTCTTTGACTTCTACGTATTGTTTCTCTTGAATCACCGCAAGAAGAGAGGCAAACGTAGACGGACGACCGATTCCGTGCTTCTCCAGTTCCCGCACCAGACTCGCCTCGGTGTATCGTCCCTGGGAGGTGGTCTCCTTTGGATAGCCACGGAGGGATTTCCAGGGCAAGGGGGTTCCCACAGGAAGCGCTGTCCACGCATTCCAGGTCTGGTCGTCCTGCTTTTCTTCTTCCTCAGGGGGACGCAAGCCTCCCCCTATACCCCCTGTTTCATCTGCCTGCCGATTTGAGCCGTGCTCCTCCACCTGCCTCCATCCCTCGTGCTCGGTATGACGGAGACGAGCCACCCACGTCACCTCTTCCAAATCCTCCAGTTGAATACAGAGCGTGAGTGCCTGTCCCGTGGCAGGTGTCATCACCGACTGAAGGGTACGTCGCCAAATATGGGAATAGACCTTTCGGTCCATTGCACTCCAGTCCATGGAATCCAGAGAGACGCGCTCCAGATGCGTGGGACGAATGGCTTCGTGGGCTTCTTGCGCTTTGGGTTTGCTTTGCTCCTGTGGTTTTTGGTCCTCTTTACCTGCCTTCTTCTTGGATTTGGGCTTGGACGGTTCCTTTGGTCGTTCCTTGGCCACGTATTCCTCTCCATAGTGTTCTCGTACCCATTGTTGGGCCTGCTGACGGGCTTCTTCTGAGAGAACCGGATGGTCCGTACGCATGTACGTGATGTGGCCTGCCTCATAGAGTCGTTGCGCAATGCTCATCGTTTGCTTCGGAGAACAGTGGTAGAGCGTACTCATTTGTTGTTGGAGCGTGCTCGTGATGAGCGGTTCAGGAGGGGCTTCGGACCACGGTTTGACGGTTCGTTGGACGATGCGACCCGTGGGATGGGTATGGGCGTGTTCCAGTATCGCCTGGATGGAATCCTCATCTTCCAGGTCATCCTCCATCACGGAGGGAACGGGAACGGGAACAGGACCCTCCCATACCGCATCCATCTTCCAACACGTCGTGGAGACAAAGGCCTCACACTGTTCTTCTCGTTCCACGACCAAACGCAAGGCAGGCGTTTGACAACGACCGGCGGATAGGGTGGGCGCCACATACTTCCAGAGAAGCGGACTGATGGTGAACCCAATCAGACGGTCCATCATCGCACGGGTCTCTTGGGCATGGACACGATTCATATCCAGCCGACGAGGATGCTGAATGGCGTGTTGAATGGCACGTTCCGTGATTTCGTGGAAGACAATCCGAGGCGTATCCAGGGGAAGACGGAGAAGGACACAGACCGAATACGCAATCATCTCCCCTTCACGGTCATCGTCGGCTGCGAGGTAGACGGTGGTGGCCCCCTTCGCCGCCTCTTTCAATTGCTGAATGGCCTTGGATTTCGCCTTGATCCACTGATAGGCAGGCTGGAGCTGTGTCACCTCCATGTCCTCACTCAATTCACGGAGATGTCCCATCGTCGCCACGACACGCCATCCATGGCCGAGAAAGCTCTGAATCTTCTTACATTTGGCGGGGGATTCCACGACAACAAGGTTCGTCATTGTGTAGGAGTTAGAGAAAGGAAGAGGCCCTGACAGGTATCAATTTTCTCCCAGGCCATCAGAATGAATCCCGCCGATATCGCAGTCGAAGTCAGTCTCTTGTCCCTCCTCAACGTAGGCGTCGTCTATCTCGCCGCCTTTGTCTATGCCCTGAATTGGTCGGGCGTGATGACCGTGATGGTATTTGCCTCGCTCTTTACGGGAATGGCGACCCATGCGCTTCTCCTGAAATGGAAGGGAGTGCGTGGAACAGAGGTCCGTGAAGGTCTTGCCCTGATGATGGTGGCATTCTTGTCCTCCCTGGCCGTCCTCGTTGTCCTCACGTACCGCTTCTCGTTTCCCTCCGCCCTTGGCATTTCCCTCTTGTCGGGAATGATTAGCTCGCTGTTCCGTCATCTGTTGGCATGAGCCACAAAAGACAATATAAAAAACCCCACTCTGCGTCAGTAAGGAATGGCATCCCTCCAAGCCTCCAGTGGCCAAGGGGCGCTCTTTGAGCTCGTCGCCCGTGGATTGAAGGATAAATACTTTGTCAAGGATGCGCCCACGAGTTCGTTTCCCTACGATGCCCGTTATCTCTCTTCCTGTCCCCATCTGGCGGAACGAAAGACGGCGGTGCCGGTGAATGGAACACAATTCGGGGGAACGTTTGAAGTAGAAATCGATGCGTATGGTGACGTGATGACCGAATGCGCCTTGGAGATGGACCTGCCTTCTTGGTTCCCTCCCCTGCCCGTGGAAGCCGGCGGACCTACGGTGGATCCTGCCATTGTCAATGGATTGTATCCGATTACGAGTACGGCAGGAGAGTCTTATGGATATGTGGATGGAGTGGGCTATTTCCTCTTTGAACGCATCCAATTCTATCAAGACCGAATCCTCGTCCAGGAATGGAGCGGAGACGGTTTGTGGGCCAAACAACGCACGGAGGGGTCCAACGCCCAACGTTACCTCCGAGAGATTCGTGCGGGGTCGTCCATGGGTGGGGGAGGGGCAGGAGGAACGGCAGGAGAGATTCGTTCCCTTCAATGGCGTGCGACACCCGGTCGGGTGCGGGTCGTTCTGCCCCTTCCAGGGATGCAGTGTCCCGAAGATGGCGGTCTCCCTCTTCTCGCCATGACCTGGCAAACCCTCCGTCTGCGCATCACCCTTCGACGGTTGGAAGACCTCATCGTCTCCACGGACACCCTTGCGGTCAAACCTGCCCCGTGGAATGTTCCCTCGTTTCACTATACCTTGGCCGATGGGGCGACGGTGTATTCGTTTGCGCCCTTGAAACGGGAGGCCATGGGACCCCCACAGATTCTACTCTCTACCATTCAGCATTATGTCTCTCCTGAGATTCAACAGGAATTGCGGAATCAGGTCATTCATATCCCCTTCCGACGCCAGTTTGAGAATCGTTTTACCTTTGGAGAACTGGACTACATTTCATTGGACAAGGGCGGTGTGGCCGCCGTGACCCGACGCGTGGATGGACGACACCCCACTGAGCGCCTCTTCTGGTTCTTTCGTACCTCCCAGGCGGAGGACCATAACCGGCTAGACGATGTCCGCAATGACTATTTTGAAAACCACCTGCCGACCGAGACACAACCCTATCCTGACGCTCCTGGGGGATTTTACTATCGTCTCAAGTTTGTGATCGCAGGACGAGACCGTGAAGCGTTGTCTTCGGGGCTGGTATGGAATGGAATGGTTCCGTGGACCAAGGATGAGAATGGGGGAGGGGCGGCCACGGGTATCGGGGAGATGCGGTGGTCCTTGGGGGAACGCTTTGGCGTCCTCTATCCCGCAGGGAGACAGCCCGAAGGAACGCTGAATCTCACCACGGCGGATCGACCCACGTTGTACCTGGAACTCGCCAATGTCGGTACGAATCCCTTGTTGGCCCAACGAAAGACCGAGATGCGTGTCTTTACCGAAGGCTGGAACGTCTATGAAATCCGTGAGGGACGGGGACGGATGATGTTTGCGAGCTAAAGCAAACCACTCGGGTCGGGTATTTCTTATCTCTCTTTTTTTCAAGTCAGTCGATGGATTGAAAAAAAGAGGGGAGGAGAAGGCAGGAGAAGGGAGGCAGGCCTTAGAGCTCAAACACCCGACGAAGCCATGCCACAATCTCGTCGGTCGATGAGTTCTGAAGAGGGGGCTGAGGAGACCCGTTCTTAATCGCCATAAACCCTGGGATTTTTTGAAGACCACAGTAGCCCAGCGCATAGAGATTGTCCTCCTCATCAATGTCCGCCACATACCATTTGATATCAGGTGAAACGGCGAGAAGTCGTGCCGTATCTACCTTTTTACAGGGGTGGCACCAACCGGCCGTAAAACGAATACAGACCATCGGCTCATGGGGCTGAGGGGGATTCTTTTGAATCAGTTGCTCCAAAAACGCCTGGCTGGGGAGGGGTGTCATTCCGTGATGGTCGTGCTCGTGTTCGTTGTGCTCCATGGTGAAATCGGTATCCTGTCACGAAAAGTCCAAGAAGGGAAATCACCGAGAGGGTTCCTAATAAGACATACCCGAGGGGGTTTAGGTTTTCTTGCTGGCCTCCTGATGCGGCATAGGAAGGGGAAGAAGAGGAAGAACCCGAGGCAGAAGCCGACTCGCCCAACGAAGAGGCAATGGAATACAAGGAGGCACCTGGCATCACCGTAGTGGCCTGACTCACGGTATCAATGGTCTTTCCTACCTCTTCCACAATCTTGGAGCTCTCGGATACAATGGATTGACCCAGCTTGACCGTATTATCCACCGTAGAAACGGCATGGTCCACGACATCCATGGCAGCCTGTGCCGTATTGGTTAGGGGCTTGAAGAGTGCCGGACCGAAGATGTTATTGATGAGGCTCTTTATCGTTTCCAGGGGAGCAAAGAGAAACCCAAGAAGGGGGAAGCGTGACCGTAGGCGGTCTGCTGCAGAACGGTAAGGGGCACCGAAGAAGATATGATTGTCATTGATGAGCTCCTCCGTATTGGTAAAGTATTGGAAGATGCCGTATGCCCACCACGCAAAGGCAATGGGGGCGAAAATCAGACTGATGAGACAGAGGAGGCGGATAATGCCCGTCTGACGGTCTCCCAATACAAACGAGTCTAGACCAAACATTCCACCGACGAACAACGAGGCCGTGTAGATAAGGAAGCGATAGTGCTTCTTGTCGGGGGTCGGACGGGACAGGACGCCGGCTCCAATGCCGAAGGGTCCCCATCCTGGGATACCAAGACCATAGAGTCTCACCGTATCGGAGTGAAAGACCGCTTGAAGCGCATCGTAGAGCCACCAGAGGCCGAAACAGAAGACATTCACAATGAATTTGATAACGGCCGTTGCAGGCGAACGGAGATAGATATGATCCAGTCCCATAAATCCACCAAGGACGGAGAGACCCAGAAAGAGATAGTAGGACAAGTACGTACCACGTGTGCCGTCGTCGTCCTGGTTGCCCCAGGCGTCGGCATCGTCGAGCCAAAACTTGACTTGCGAGACGGTCGTGCTCATTACTGACTATGATAGGTTTTCTCCCTGCACCCTCTTCCTCATGGAAGAAGAGATGCGATAAAGGGTATTTGAATAGACAGGCAGTTATCCCTAAAAGGCAGTTGAGTACATCGAGGGAGGCAGGAGGCAGACAAAAAGGTTGATAAGAGAGGGAGGCAAGAGGCAGGCAAAGAGGTGGATGGGAGGGAGACAAGAGGCAGGCAAAAGGGTTGATGGGAGAGGGAGGCCGAAAGAGAAGGACGAAGGTGGACGGAACAGGGGGCACAGGGGGAGGCACACGGGCCCTTTGGGCCCGTGGGTTGTCCCCCTCTAAATGGTAAACAGCAACCCACCAAAACCATTAATCACCCGAAACACGTTATAGTTATGGGCATACACTCGGATTTGGCAGTTGCCTCGTTGTTGCCATGACGGGAGGTTCGGGTTGCTCAGCAGGGGATTCATCTCCATCTGCCATACGACACTGTCAATCCGACTGGCGTTCATCGTGCCTGTCGGCTGGGCGTCCTCAGGGCGTAGGGCGAAACAATAGTTGTAGATGAACGAATTGACCGGAGTGGTCGTATGATGGTCGTAGGGTTGCTCCAAACGGAAATACTGGGGCTCACGGGCCATAAAGCGGTCATTGCCGTCCAGTAAGAGCTTGGCACTGGAAATCAAATCCAATCGCCCTGCCGGTGCGTTGGAGTTCACATAGGGAAAAATGGCGGCCGGCGTGACCTCTCCAATCCCCAGATTGCTGTAATTGAACCATTCATTGCGGTTGATCATCTCATCTCGTTGGACCACAAACATAAATTCCTTAATCGGATGGTTAAAATCCACTTGGACCGTTGCCGTATTCTGTCCTGCCGTAATGGAATAGGGAGGCGTGTATTGGACCTGCTCAATGATGTACTCATGAGACGTACTGACGAACCGACGACGTTCTTCCACATCCAAGTAGACGAAATCACCCCACAACATCAGGTTCGTGAGTTGAGCCGTACAATCCGCCTGGATGGAGCAGGCAGGACGCCAGGGCGCATCCGTAGGAAAGGGAACGGGAGGAGGCACCCAGAACAATTGCTGGAGAGGTCGGAGCGTGATGTTGATGCGGACAGGGGAATATTGTAACGCTATCAATGGCAAGTAGAGGCCAGGATTCTGGCAGAAATAGAACTGGAGCGGGATACGAAGACGGATTCCGTCGGATAAGAGGCCTGGTTGGATGTCCACGAGGTTGTAAGGCTCCACACGACCAATCATTTCATTCAAGGCGGCTCGTTGGCTCGCGGAGGTTGTCAATTGCGTCCAGATTTCCATCCACTCACCGGTCTGCCGGTCAATCTCTTGCTCTCCCACCTCAAACGTAATCTCTTGAATCAAGGCGTGTCCTATCGCATTGGTATATGACAAGGGGTTTCCTGAGGTATCACGGACCAGAGGGAGGGTCACGTCCAAGTAAATACGACCCAGTAGGTCTCCCCGTCGGGGAATGAGGCAGGTGACACGCTGGCCAAAGTTGGGAGTTCCGTCCACATACATGGGCATCGATTCGACCGCAAAATTCGTATACCGACGATACACCATACGAAAGAAGCTGATTTGGGGGTTTCCTGTCAGAAACAGGTCCTGTTTTCCTGTCGCCACCAACTGTAATAATCCACCGCCGGCTGGCATCCTGTTGTTTGTTCCGGATATTTAACCTGCGGATTCGGGTCGCACCAAGCGTAGCGACTCCCAAGCGTAGCGACTCCCAAGCGTAGCGACTCCCAAGCGTAGCGACTTGAAAGCGATAGGCAGGCAGGAGGGAGGAGGCAGGAACCAGGATACAGGCGGGTGGCAGGGCAAGAGGAGGCAGGAGGCAGGCCAAGACGTTATGTGGGAGGTCCCCCTCAGGAAAGTCTTCTCCGTCAATAGATGAGCTCTTCAGGTATTGACCCCACAAATAGCGGCCCTCTTGTGATTCGCACCTATAACAACATCATGTCCGAATACCACACCATGGTTCTTCGGGATTATGACCTGCCTGTCTCCAGCAATCGGCTACTCGCCACCGTGACCGGTGGATGTCTGGTCCCCACCGATGCGCCTTCGGTCTCCAGTCTCACGGTGCGAAGCACGCTCTATGGCAGTCAGTCGGTGCTTTCCACCTGTACCCTTTCGTCGCTCCAGGCGTCTAGTATCGTAACCAGTACCTTGACCTCCTCCGGAAGCATTTCTACCTCATCTCTTGTCAGTCATGGTCCTACTGTGTGGCGTGGGTCAGTACTGAATATTACGACGGGTTCTACCTATACACTGGATGCGGAATACTGGGGGAAATACATCTTTGTAAATAGCGATGAAAACGTTCAAATGACACTTCCTTCTGGACAAGACGGGGTCTTTATGACCATTCAACAGTATGCTCCGAATCTGAGTACCACCGTGACGAACGTCTTTGGAGGAATGCGGACGATTTCTACCCAATCTACATTGACCGTGATGTACAATACGGGGTTGAGTCGGTGGTTGTCGTTGACCAATAACTAGGGGGGCAGCCTGCCCCCTGCGCCCCCTCCCTCCTTGTTCCAGAGTGTTGGGGGGAAACCTGCCTTTTGGGGTTCTTTAGGTGCTCATCCTGCTCATCAGGAGAGGGGGTGAAGGGGG